TCACAGATATTGGCGGCTTCAATGAGGCTTTCAATGCTGATCCCGTCCTCAGCTCCGATCGCTGCACCAAGGCCGAAGATCGGATGGGCCATATAATCGGCGATGCAGAGCGCTGCATTTTGTGTGAAGCCGGTGCTACCAGTGCGGGGGTCAAAGATATCATCCTTCCCTTCGATATCGACTGTGATGTTGGGGATGCCGCCTGGGAATGTGTCTTGATCATAGGTGAGGCGCAGATAAAGAGCGGCGCAGCCAGAAAGGCGATGTGCGCTGGTCCAAAATTCTGGGGCAGCAGTGATCAGATCGGCGAAGGCCGCTTGATTGGGCCGCCCTAAGCGCTTCTCGATCGTGACTTTGCCTGCCCATCGCCCTTGTGCCTGGCCTGTTGCGTCCACCGCCATCTCGCCCTCAAAGTAAATCGCCCCGATGGATTCGACGCGGTGGCTTGCAAGCACCACAACCAGGTGCAGATATTTATCTTGCGCTCCGGTGGAGTGAAGAAAGGTGATCACACCGCCCTTCCGCGTGCGCCCGTAGACCATTTGACGGGGCATGACGGGTTCGCGCACGGTAACGGTGCGTGATTGCAACTCCATCTGACCCAAAGATGGTTTTGGCATCATCGATTGCGTGGCGGCTGACAGCAGCATTGAGGCGCCAAAATTGGCGGCGAAGCCAATCAAGCCTCCGGCTGCAAAGGCTGCCGCGACACCACCGGCCGCAACAGCGGCCCCGCCCAGCGCCACGGCTCCAATGACAACAGGAGGCACAGCTTAGCTTCTCCAGGCGAGGTGACAGTCTAAGAGCGGCAAGGTGATCAAACCCTCAGGCGCAATGAAGGCTGTGCGGGCGCCCAAGCAGATGCCAAAGGCTTCGGGTTGGCCGCCCAAAACAAGATCCCCGCGCTGCGCAAGCCCTACGGCTTCAAGTGGCGCACCCAATAGTGCGCGTGCGCCTTCCTCGAATGACGCCCAGCCCAGTTTGCGCAAAACCCGCTCAGCGCCACGTGGGGTTTTATAGCGTCCACGCCAGATCTGCGCATGATCAGGGCCACCTGTTAGCCGGTGTCGAACATCAAAGGCCCAAGTGGCGCAATCATGCGCGCCCCAGACGAAGGGGCGCCTGCGTGCGTCTTCAATGGATAGCGCGAGAAGGTGGTCCCAGTTTGAAACGCGCGTCATCCTCGCCCCCATGTGATCTCGCGGTCTTGGATTGCGGTTACATGTTCAAAGCCGCGATCTCCGGGGAACAGGACCTGCTGGCTTTCATGGGTGTAGCGCCAGTTGCGTGGAGTGTTGAGATCGATCAGCCGGCTTTCATATGAGATCGTGATGGTGCATGTTGATCCATCTTCACTGATCTCAGGAACATCTAGACGTCCTGAGAATGCTTGCACGGGATTGGCAATGACCTTGCGCTCAGGCGTCAGGAGCGCGAGCCATATCCTTCCGGGGCTTCCTTGACGCGCTTCCTCGATGGCCAAGCTGATGAGATCAAGAGGCACGCCTGAGAGCGAAACGTTGGTGCCAGAGGCCACCACATCTGAGGTCTCTTCCAAGGCACCAACACCGATGAGGGCGCCCGCACCTGTCCAGAGCTTATCATCCCAGGTAATGTCATGTGATCCGGTCCAAATGCGCACCCAGCCAGATGCAAAGGCACCCTCAAAGAAGATAGCAGGGTAGAGTTCACCGCTGCTTAAGGCGGCGAGATAATCCACGGTTGCATTGCGGGTCATAAGGCTTCTCTGGCAGCGAAGGTGAATTGATATTTCCCTGCACGCCCTATGGAGGAGGGCACAGGGTTTGTGAGGCGGAGAGCAAGTTTGGGATTAATGACTTCAAGAGCGGCCCCATCCACCGGGATCTCGCGCAGGCGCGGAATGAAGCGCAGCGTGGCATAGCCTGCTGCGTCCGAGCTGACATCTTCTGTAATTTGATAGGTTCGGCTTGTCGCATCTGTTCCAAGGGAGAAAAAATCTCCCGATTGAAACAGCGGCGTCGATGTCTGCCAATCTCGTGTTTGAAGGCTGTTGCCGCTTTGATTGCCGCCCAGAACTGTTCCGCTCCCAATGTCTGTCGGGGGTTCTATGGAGGGATCACGAAACAAGAACCGACCGCGGACCCCTCCAAGCCCTGCGAAGAATGCAGAGACACGGCGCCCATCGCCGGGGCGTAGGAGGGCCAGCGTGATCTGATACTCCCACCATTCTCCACCCCAGTCTTGGATCTCCTGTGTGCCTGTGAAAGGAGAGGTGGTTGCGGTGGCCGCCGTCGCAAGTCTGCGCTCAAGCGATGACACCAAGGAAACCGGCAGCTCGGGGATCATATTGTATGCCCTCTGCGGCGTTGATTAGCTACGCTTTGAGTGGCGATGCGTGCGATCTCTGGAAGCGCTGCGCGCAGCTTCAGGTCAATTTGTTCAGCCACCCCAGCCTGGGCACCTCGGGCATCAATATGGATGTTGATCCCGGATGTGGCCATTATGCCTGGGGAGTACTGTCCTGCCTCTTGGCGATTTAAGACCCGCTCGCCGCGTTGCAAAATGGTGGGCACTTCATCGGGCCGCAGTCCCACCCAGCCGCCGCGATGAAGGCGGGGGGCTAGCGCAAATAGTGCTGATGGCACGTTGCGCTGATGGCCAGAGATGCCAACCATCCCGCCTGTATGGGAGACGGCCGCAGTCACGGACCCGCCACCACCAAAAATCCCACCCAAAGCGTTCGCAACCGGGCCCAACACGGCGCGCCGAAACTGAAGAACCGCGAGGTCTGCCAGGATCGATCGCACCATGCCGCGAAAATCAAGCTTTCCGGTCTCTACAAAACTCCGAAACGCGTTTTCCGCGCCAGAAAAAGCTTTGCTTAAGGTCTCCCCAAGGGTTTTGCCCCAATTGAGCGCGTCAGATGCATAGCCTTTCAATGCCTCTGAGACTGCGCGCCATCCGCTGTTGGTTGCTGCCCCTGCGCCTGTGGATGCTGCTCCAGCCTCTGCCACGGCTTGCCCCAAACGTTCCGCAGAAGCCGTTGCTCCATCCAGAGCCTCCGCACCGTCTGCGCCAGTATCCGCGACCGCGTCCTGCAAAGCCTTCCAAGCGGTTAAGGGAGCTGTTGCAAGAACAGCAAAATCTTCTGAAGCCTCTCTATACGCATTCGCAGTAGCAGATGCGGTCGAAGCAATTCGATCAAGCCCAAGATCCGGGGCGCTCAGCGGGTTGTTTGAAAAGGCTTGTCTAAAGGCCTCTGCCGCAGCGGCTCCAGCCTCAAGCGAAGCTCCTGTGAAGGGGTTCGCGATATTGCCTAAGCTGATTTCGCCAATCTCACCGAATGCAGTTTCGATCCCCACTGCAGCCAAGGCGTCCCGAATGCGTGTGGTAAAACTGTTGATCCGCGTAATGGCCCCGTTCAGCATCGCTTCCACACCGTCAAGCATACGGTTTGCGGCTGTGAAGATCAGATCGCCCACCACAGCGGGCAGACGTGACCAAATCTCACGAATGGCCATAAGCGCACCTTCGAACGTATTGGCTACAGTATTCCCAAAGCCAATGACGCTCTCGATTGCACTATCGATGGCAGCCGCAGCATCGGCTTTGAGGTCGTAGAATAGGGCGGCCATAGAGGTCCGGACGGAGGATGCTCCAAGTTTGATCCTCTCCCACACCTCCAGGGCGAGGTTTTTCAACAGGCCCATGGCCGTGCCAAAACTTCCTGCGCCGGCTGAGAGACGAGTAAACCAATAGACAAGCTCTCCTGCACCGACAATTAAAGCTCCAATGCCAGTGCGAATGAGTGCGCCTTTTAGAATGACAAGAGTGGTGGCTAGCCCGCGTACTGACACAACAGCCGCAGCCATAGCAGCTACCCAACGCCCTGCCATAAACGTGGCAAAGCTGCCTGCATAAATGGCCAAGCGATCCAAGTTTGAGAGCACCGCATCAAAGGCACGAGAGATTGGGCTGGTACTTGAGGCGAGAGCTACAAAAGCGTTGGCTGCAGTCTCTAGTATCGGTGCCAAGGCAACTGCAATTCGGTTGCGCACGCCCGTGAAGACTTGCCCAATGCTGACAAGGGCCAGTTCCGAGCGGCGCATGGCCGCGATGGCATCCGCATTAAGCACGGCGCCCAGTCCTTGGGCCTGGGCGCCAAGACGTGCCATCTCTGTGCCTCCGTTTTGTAAAAGAGGTATGAGGCGTGTGGCATCTGACGCCATGGCTTCAAGATAAAAGGTCATCTCCTGTTGGCTAACGCCGGCGCGCTCAAGACTTGAGACATAAAGCTGCAAAGCCTCGGGACCTGACAGTCTTGCAAACTGCTCTGCTGTGACGCCTACACGCGGAGCGATATTCTCAAAAAAATCCGCCATTGGGCCTCCGCCTGTCTGCAGAAAATCCCCGACGCGGTCATTCACATCTTTCAAAATGTCGGCGAGTTTTTCCTGCTCAATACCAACAGTGGCGGAGGCCGCCGACCAGCGTTGGAAAAGCTCTGGCCCAGAATTGGCCACTCGTGAAAGTTGATCGATCTCATTGGCCGCTGCCACGGTGGACCGGGTCATCACCACAACCGCCCCTGCGAGAGCTGTTGCTGCGGCACTTGCCGCAATTCGGGCGCGGCGGGCGAACGCTGCCATACGAGCATTGGCCTGATCTAGTTCTCGGCTCAGGCGCCCCATTCCGCGTGTGCCTGCTTCACCCACGCCTTCAAGTTCGGCACGGACTTGGCGACCTCCCGTGGCAGAGAGCCGGACAGAGACGCGTTTTTCAGCCATAGGAAAGCATCCTTGAAGAAATGAAAATTTTATCTTACGTTTTGTTTATCGATCAGAAAGGAGTATGATCATGGCAGATACTGCGACACTCTCCTCGAAGTTTCAGATATCAATTCCCAAAGCCGTGCGCAGAGCACAGCAGTGGGAGGCGGGTTTAACCTTCGCCTTTATCCCTAAAGGATCGGGGGTTTTGCTGGTCCCCATCCCCAAACGGGATGCGCTCCACGGCATCGCAAAGAACGCCAACCCGCGCGATTACCGTGACCGCGCGGATCGCACCTAATGATTCTGGTTGATACATCCGCATGGATCGAATGGCTCATTGGTTCCCCAACCGGAGATTTGGTGGCCGGCGAGCTGCCTGCGCAAACTGATTGGCTTGTGCCAACTATTGTCCAACTCGAACTTTCCAAATGGCTGTCGCGCGAGTTGAGCGACGACAAGGCAGATCAGGTGATAGCATTCACACAAACTTGCCAAGTTGTTGAACTCGACACTGAAGTGGCGCTTGCAGCGGCCGAGGCCTGTCGCGCGCAGAGCCTCGCAACAGCAGATGCAATCATTTTCGCAACGGCTGATCTCAATGGAGCAAAGTTACTGACTTGCGATAAGCATTTTGCTGGGCTTCCGAATGTTACCCTAATCGAAAAGCTGAGTTCATAAGGTGTTTGCCATGGCAGGACAGTCTCGACACTTTAAAAACCCAACTTCGCCAGGCGTTGTTTTGCGTGAGCTCTATCTGGCGCCCATTGGATTGAGTGGCGCTGCTCTGGCGCGTCATTTGTTTGTCCCGCGCAGTCGGATCTCTCGCATTTTGAAAGATGAAGCCGCCATTACAGCAGATCTGGCCCTGCGGCTGGCACGCTTCTTCTCCACGACGCCTGAATATTGGATGAACCTGCAACGTGCGTGGGATTTAGCGTGCGCAAAAGAGACAATTGATGTCTCAGGGATCAAACCCCTCGAGGCCGCTTAATCTTGTCTGCTCGTTTGTTTTGCGTACCATCACAGCTTCGATGGCGGGCAATAGTTCTGCGATGATGATAGTAGAAACGCCAAGTGCGCGGCCCATCTCGATAGCCGCTGCCATATCCCATCCAAGGACACGGCCGCCGCTCATGCCGTCAGTGATGCGCATTTGCCCACCCAGTCTGAGCACCAGATCCCAAATTTGCCAGCCTTCAAGGGTTAACGGCTGGTGAAGCTTGCGCGGGCATTCCGCGCAAACAGATCGGCATTCCGCGCAATACTCGCCGCCCCCGCCAAACTCCCATTCGGCGAGAGCGGTTAGGCGTTTTTTTCTGCATCCAGAATGAGCGCGCCTGCGATATATTTTGTTTGGAACGCCTCAAAGATCGGCCAGAGTTCCAAAAGCGCATCGATGCCTTCAGACGATAGAGGTAGTGGTTTGCCGTCTTCGTCGCCCACGCCCTCCCAGTCTTTCACTACGATGCGCGCAACCGCTTTGGCCACAACTCGAGCGAGATCTTCGTTTGAGTGGTCTGCATTGCTCTCAGCCTCAGACGCCGCAACAACAATCGCCGGATCACTGCGCGCCGCGAGCATGATGGCGGTGGTGAGTGGTTCGACAAGAAGACGAACGCCATGACCAAGATCGAGCCAACGCGCTTCGGTGGACAGGTTTAAACGCAGCATGCTCAATATACCTCGCGTTCATTAGTCAGCGTAACGGTGCACATACGGTTGAGAGTCGGATCACTAGCTGCTTGCCAATCAAAGGTGGCTTGCACCCCTTGCGGCCCGGAAATCTCAATCCGAGGGCGTGGGAGATAGACGGCATGGGCGGTCAGCGTGAGGCTCTCTCCCGTGGCTAGTGCATAAGAGAATTCAAGCTCGCAGGCCTCACCTGCTATCGCTTGACTTACCAAGGCCTGGTCCGCGAAGCGCACAACGACATTGCCTGTTAATGCCGCTATAGATGGATCTGCTCCGTCAATCTTGCCGTCTGATCTGATCGTCTCGATACGATCAAGATTATTGGCATAGGTCAGGTCCGCCGAGACCACATTGCCAATATTTGCACCATTACGCGTGATTGAACCGTTAAAATGCCCGAAGCGTTTAAGAGAGATACTGTCGGACGGTCCGACAGTAGAGGCTGGTGTTACAGTTTCACCCTGTGCGACGATGCTCGCTGTGGCCGTGAGCAAGCCCGAACGGGCCATCTGCCAGTTTATGCTATCGACCATGCACCCGGAATACATCGCAAAGCGCGGTACCTCTGGCATGCCCGTCTCAATAGAAAAAGAGGGCAGAGCCCAGCTGCCTGAGCGGAATTCGTGTGTGTAAGGGGCTTCTGTGCCAGTGGTTGTCGGATTGCCAAAAGCGGCTTTGAGCCAAAACCCAAAAGCCTCTATGTCAATCGGAACCACCACATTGCCATCTGCGGTCACGGCATCTTTGATTGGGGCCTGAGGATCTCGTCCGTAGCCTAGCAGCTCTGATGTCTGCAAGGGTTGCTCTGCCCCAAGCGTCGTGCTTGCAAAGGGTATTTTGGTAAAGCCGCTCGCAGGTGGTGCTCCGTAACTGGTCTCAAACGCAAGCGCCATTTGCGCCCGTGCCCCTTG